TTTTTAATATATAGATTGGCATTAATATACTTTTATATTTTCCCCCCGCTGCGTGAAGAGAACCCCACGCATGGAAAATTTTTTGAAAAGGGGGGCTGGGGGGTTTTTGTTTTTACTTTTACCCGCCAGCCCGATTGTTACGTTACATGAGTAAGCGTCTCGCTTGTTTTATGTCTATCTCATGTAGACATTGTTTAACACGTCTTGTTGCTGTGTCTTCTGACTCATCTAATTGTTGCATGCGAATATGAATCATTGCGTTAACAACGTCTTCATACTCAGCTAGCAACTCATCAAGTTTATCATTAGCAATGTCTTTTGATATGTTACTCATAATGCACCACCTTGAAAGTTGATTTGTTTTATACTGTCAACTCTGATTGCACGCCAGCATTTTGTCTTAGCTATGCCTTGCTGTCTGAGTTTCATATCAACTACAACTAAATGATTAGATGTATCATACTTAGCACCACCGCCAGTAAAATAATCTTTATCAGTTATTCCTAGCTTACATAACATCTTACGTTCTGTTCCATCACGTTTTGTAAATAGAACGCCGAAGAGTTTTTTTCCTACTGTTTGTGTTATTCCATCTTTTGACCAGAATGGAAATGATAATTGTTGTTTCATAGTTAGTTACCTTTAGTTGCGACTAGCTAACGATATTGCTAGCTAGTCTATAGTTAGTTAAAAAAAATGAATTAGCTAGCAAGTGCAAAGACAGGATGTCTAAGACTCTTAGCTACTTCAAGTTCTCTTGTATATTTTACGTTATGCTTAGCACCATTTAACGACGCTTTGACTAAATCGCCATTTTCGTTAACAGTGTTACCAGTCCAGTCTACATTATCAACGTGTGTAGAATAGTTAGTGATAGTATTGTAAAGCGTCCATAAAGTATTACCTTTATTTTGTAGACCTACTTCTTTACGATATCTATTGAGTAACTTCTGCACTTTTGATTCGCTATAAGTTTTCTTTTCCGCTGTTGGTTTTGTAAGTTTACCAATAGTTTCTTTAAAGAACTTGATAGCGTCATCTTCGGTGATGTTCGTAGCTAGTAATCTATCAAACCATTCAATGTTATTTTCATACATCTCTAATGCTCTGATTGAGTTCGTAGCTAGGTAGTCGGGAATTAAGTTTGTGGTTTGTTTGTAGTTACGTTGAACTGCATAATCATCAGTAACGCAACCATTTGTGCACCATAATCTTAACGCACTAAATATAGATGATATTTTTCTAGATAAATCTAATGATGAATGTATATTTAATTCTAGTCTTACAACGTCATCAACCTTAGCTAGTGACTGCTCAACTTTATTAAATGTAATTTTGCGGTGAAACTTACCGCCACCATCATATAAATTATCTTCAACTACGATATCATTTAAGTTAATATTAGAACTGCGTAAACCTGAGTTAACACGTTCAACAACTTTGTAATATTCTGTTGGCTTGTAGACTTTCCCGCAAGTACCAACAACTCTATTATTAGTTGTATCAACTACAGCACGTCTCTGCTCTGTTGGTATGTATAACCCATCAAGCGTTTGAAGTGGCTCTAGTTTAATATCAAACTTAATTTCTGCGGGTACTTCTAAAGCGTCCGCATTTCCTTTTTGTATTATTTGCATAATATTTTTCCTATAGTTAGTTAATTGTTTCTAAATGTTAGAACTGCGTCGTGTGATGCTCATTTCTAACACCTAGGTCACTCGGCTCTAGGAATGTTTATACTGCCTAGCCAGTGTGCAAGATTTCTCGTTCCCTTACATACCATTATATTATCATCAATGTATATTAAAAACAATGTTAAATCACCTGGAAACAGTATATTATCATTTGCTTATATTCCTATTTTATTTTGTTATTTTTTTTATATATATTCCTAGCTAGTGCCCCATTTGGGGGAAGCCACTTAAAAACTTTAGGGGGGATTTCATTAAAAAGTTTGTCCTAGCTAGGTAACTGAGCTTTCAGTTTAGTCGTCAATTGCTACTCACTCAGCTACCCATCTCCTAACTAACTAGGATATTGCTCAGCTAGCTTTTCATAGTTAGTGATAATCGCCATCCATGTTGACTTGTCTAAACCTGCCGACATTCTTGCCATCGGGTCTAACATGTTGTACTTGCCTGATTTTTGTACGCTTAGGTACGCATCCCAGTCTTCTCTTGTTACGTTTTCCATTATTTTTCTCCAGTTAGTTAATGTACAGTTATATTAATCCTAATGTATATGAATGTCAATATATTTATTTATTTATTTTATTGCCCCTAGCTAACAGATATTTGGCATTATCCCCCCCCCACACGTCTTGCAATCTCCTCCCCCTTTGGGGGGAAGAAGAACAAAAGATTTGGGGGAAGCTATTTAAAAACTTTACAGATTCTCTATAGCTTGGGTACACATGTAGTTTAGCAACTCCTTGTTGTTTACTTCTCTGCTAGCTCCGTCATACCAATCTAGGAACCAATACTTAACAGTGCCGTCTTTGAAAAGCCTGAACTCGTCGCTTGGTCCTCCCCAGCTAAGCTGCCAACGATGATAAGACTTCTGTTCAGTTTCGCTGTTATCAACATAGTCGAAGCAAAGACCTTCAAGCTCACCTTGTTCAAATTGCTTAAGCCTGTCAGCTAGGGCATTATTTATCCTAGCCTCACAAGTTTGTTCTTCTTTTGTGCATTTATGTTTCATACTTTTCTCCTTAGTTAGTAGCATTATATTAGCACCAATGTATATTAATGTCAACATTTATTTTCTATCAGCTAGCAGGTTATTTTTTTACCTTATTCTTGTGCCTATTAGCTAGCACCATCCCTGGGGGGATTGCATTTAAAAGTTTTTCGGGGGGATTTGATTAAAAACTTCACCCTTGCCTGGGGGGATTACGTTAAAAACATTGGGGGAGGCTGATTAAAAGCTTTAGGTTACAAAAATCCTGTTTATATAGGAGCGTGCGTGTGCATAGGAATTGCCGTCTTTTTTCTGCATCTTTTCCGCCATCTAATAACACTACCAGCTTGTGTGTTTTTGTATAACGTACGAAATGCTTAGCTTATAATGATATTAGTTGTATCTTACCTTATAGAATCACGCATTGCTGGCTTTTTCCCGCCTTCGGATTTTTATTATACAGGCATATCAAAAATGATTGTTTTTTTGTGCTTTGAGAAGGTGGTCATTGAACAATCTTTCACGTTCTTCAGCTTCTTTTTGTTTAGCTGGTTTAGTGTCATCTATGCGATTACATATCATCCTAGCTACGTTACTATCATTCTTGTTTGCGTAACATAAATTGTATATTTCTTCTAATAACCCTTCATTGATTTCTGTCTGTGTAAGTCTTTTGGCCATCTCAAAACTCCTGTTCTTCTTCGTCTTCTAGGTCAGCTAATGTAGCGTAAGCAGCTGATTTGCTTTCTGACTCAGCTTTCAACTGCTTATACTCTTCCCATTTCTTTTTAGAATACTTTTGATGATATTCTCTGTTATCAAGATATCTTTGTCTTCTAGCTATTTTTTCATCTTCTTTTTCTTCATCAGTTTTGTTTTCTCTCTTCTTTTTAGCCTCAGCTAGCAACTTATCTTTATTTTTACTGTAATATTCAGATGAGCGTTTGTTAAACTTATCCTTGTTTCTTTCGTAGTAATCTTTTCTGTAAGATGACATATTACCTCCTAGCTACCATTTCTTCTCTTCTTCCTTCCACTCGATAGTGAGTGTCGGGTAGACTTTTCCCGCTTTGCTCATATTCATAAATATTGCAATATCAGCTTTCTTATGTGTTTGGTTCTCTGAATTAGAATCCTCACAATCATTCCAAGAAAAAATCGGGTATTTTTTGCCCGATTTCTCTTTTATCATGTCGAATTTATCTAATAAAGCCATGACTTCAGGCTCGTTAGCTAACTCTTTTTGTATTGCTAGATTGAATTTTTGTTTCATTCTATTCTCCTGTATATATTAATTTTATATCTAAATCACCTATGTAAGGTTTTAGTTTTATTTTGAACTCTCCGCCTTTTAAAGCATTGCAATAATCGGAAAGGTGTTCACGTAAAAATTGTTCATACTTCTCATCTCGCATTATCCTCCATATTTTTGTTTGTTTTGGTGTCCAATTGACCAAATCTACCTGCTCAACTGGTACTTTATTGGCATTTGCTATCCACATTTGCCCCATAATCTGTGGTAAATACTGTCTTGGGAACTCGTCATACGTACTATTTCCCATAGCTGAGCATTTAACCTCAATTATAGTTTTATTGTCATTTGACAATCCGTCAGGCGTAGCTGATACAGCTATATCCTTGGCTATTTCGTCTTCTGTCCACTTCCCGCCTTCGATAACATAATTTTTTTGCTCTGAACAGTAGTCTTGACATGTTTGTTTGTTAACCAACATCCACTTAGCTATGCCACTTCTTTCGTTGAAATTGCCATATCTAATTAAATCCATAGCTCCTTCAGGTATAACCCTAGATTTTTGCTCTAAATCGTGTTGCAACTGTAATTTTCTCTCAGCTGGCGACATTGTGTACACTCCCTTACTCTTGTATCTAAGCCCGAAAGCATAATATCTGAAAGAAGATGCCCTTAGATTGTTGGGAATATAAGGCATATCAGTTTCTTTATAATCAAAGTCTATTGCCTTGCCAAACTGCATCTCGTCTACCTTGCCATCTTCTAATTTACTCTTAGCTAACATGTCTTCTATGTATTTATTCTTAGAATCATTGTTTTTTAATTTAATTATTGGCGTTAATATAGGGTCAGATACATCAGTTTCTACAGGATTAGGTGCCTCATATGATTCG